GCGTGACGACGACATCGGTTGCCGAGCTGGCGAGCGCATAGGCCGCAGAGTAGGCGTGATCCGCTGCGAACGCCCGGATCGGCTTTTCCTGCCGGGCCTCGTAAATCTTGTCGGCCAGCTCGAAGCAGCCCGCAACCTCGCCGCCGGGGCTGTCGCAGATCAGGGCAATGGCTTTCACCTGCGGGTCGGCAACGCCCCGGGCCAGCGCCATCTCGATATACTTGTAGCCGGTCGCCCAGCGGCCGAACTGGTAGCTGAAGCGATTCAGGAGCGTGCCTTGCACCGGAATCTGAAGCACGCCGTTGTGGACGACGTAGGGGCGGTAGGGGTGTTCGTCCCGGCCCCAGAACTCGTCTGCCTGCATGGACGCGGCCGACATACCCTCGTTGAGCAGCTTGGCCGCGTCCGGGTCCGTCGAGAGATACTGGATCGTCGAGGCGATGACATCGACCTTGGCAGGCTCGATCAGCAGTGGCTCCCCGGAGAAGGCTTGCGCCAGTGGGTGAAGGTTATTCGTCGGCATCTTGGCCCTCCGTTCCGTCGTCTTCCTGCTCTCGCGGAGTCCCGGAGGCGGCGTTGACGCTGTTGTCTTCCTGAAGCTCGATGTTGCGCAGCTCCCGCTCCTTCTTCTCGCGTTCGAGCTGGGCGTAAGTCTTGCGCCAGTCTTTGCCGAGCCGGGCGAGTTCGTCTTCGTGCGTGGAGAGACCATACTTGATCCGCAACACGGCCGCTTGTGTTTCTTTCAGCTCGTCGATCTGGCCGCGCGCCGCGCCGATCCAGTCCGCTTCCGCCAGCGCGTCGAACATGAGGTTCTGGTAGCCGTTGGTGTAGAGCTTGTCGGCCTCGGACGCAGGGAAAGTCGTGAGCATGTCCTTGTTGATCGCCTCTTCCAGCCAGAGCCGGTAGATCGAGTTCGCCATCGCGTCCGCGATGATCCGCTTCCGGGACTGCATGAACTTCCACGTGTTCGACATCGCCGCCCGGGCGGACGAGTAGTTCGTCTTGGTGTAGTCCTTGGATAGTTCCTCGTAGGACACGCCGAGCGAGACCGCGACGTAGCGCAGCAGCGATTGCTCGAAGTCCTGACCGACGCCCTGCGGAGCCCCGGCGTTCTGGAAGTTGAGCTTGGTGCCCGGGAACAGGTGCGGGATTTTCACCCCGTCGATCAGCATGTTCTTCGAGGCCCCGACATACTCGTTGACGGCTTCGAGGAAGTGCGAGGCGTAGTCCACCGCACCGGAGCCAAACGACCCCTGCCCGCCGCCGCCAGCCCCGAGCTGTTCGTAGACCGCCTGCGCGGGCAGCTCCGATTCGATGGTGGCTGCGTAGGTCGCCGCGAGGACGGCCTTCTGAAGCGTCACGTCCCGGAACTTGCGGGTTATCGCAATCTCCCGGAGACCGGCAGCCATGTCGGCCACGGCCCGGGTCTGGTCCACGCGCTTCTGCTCCCGGAAGTAGAGAACCTGCGCACGGCCCCAAGGCTTGCGCCACGGCACTTCCTTCCACCACTGCTCCATGCTTCCGGCCGAGCCGTAGGGGAAGTGGTAGTCGGCTGGGTGTCGGGTGCGGATGAACGCGGAGATCGGAGCACCGTAGGGGTCTTTCTTGATCCCGCCACGGATGCGCGAATCGAACTGCATGGTTGTCGGCGTCGAGAGTCGGTCAGGGTCGATCATCTGGATCGCCGTGTTGAACTCCCGGGCCTGCTGCTTCGGCCACTCGACCGTCGCCAGAACCTCGCCGCCGAAGACCGTCACACCCACGGCCAACCGGATCAGGCCGGTGAAGTCATTCTGCCGGGAAGCGTCCACCCAATTCTGCGGGCTCTCGGCCCAGAGGGTGAACTTCTGCTCGACCTCTTCCTGAAAAGCCTCGGCCCACTCTTCGTCCTTGCCCAGCACGGCCCACGAGGGCTTCGAGTTGAGCATGTAGAAGGCCCCGACGATGGAGTCCTTGTGGAGCTGCGCCCCGCCTTGGACGTAGCCGTCATTCCGGCCGAGGTCGCGCGCTCGTGCGTCCAGCGTGTCCTTGTCCGGGAGCATGTCGAGGTCGGCCGACTGAAGAGCGGGCCGCCACCCGGCGATCTGCTTGTCCATGCGGGCTGCGCCGTCATAACCACCACGCCCCAGCGCGGCAGAAACCGGCAGGGGCGATCCGACTAGGCTGTCAATTTCCCGCAGCTCGTGCGTGGTCAAGTCTTCCATGTCAGAGCATCCATGCGTTCAACGGCCCGGTGATCCCCGTCGGCTTGCCGAGAAGGGACTTCAGTTCCGTGATGTATGCCTGAAGACGACCTGCATTGGCAACCGCGAACTCCACACGCTCGCCGTTCTGGTCAACGAAGACCCGGGCTTGCTTGCCAAGGCGCAGGTCGTGGTATGCTGTCTCTGCGTCCGCGAGGCGCGTTTCGTAGAGGGTCCGCTGTTCGGTAGTAAGGTTCATGCGAGGCTCCCTGCAAGGTCTTTGAACGAGCGCCGGGTCTTCTGTTCCGCGTCAAAGGGCTTATCGTTCACAACCGGGTCAAATACCAGATCGTTCTCGTCCCATTCAGCAGCCCAGAGCGGAGGTTCCCCTACGAGGTCGAGCCGTTCAAGGTTGATCGTCGGTGTCAGAGTAGCCGCCATGCAGTAAGCGAGCAAGTCCCAGCTTTCGTTGCGGTATCTCTTGGGGTTGAGCCAACCCTTGTTCGGGTCTTTGACCTCGACCGTCAGCTCGGTATAGAAGTTGTCGCCCAGCCAGTTCGGGAACACGAACCGGCCGCCGGGCTCCGTGCGATCCAGCCGGTGATCGACCATATCCTTGACTAAGTTCGTGTTGATGAAGAGCACCGGGATTTCCCCGCGTGCGCCTGCATGTCGGTCTTTTCTTTGGGAATCAGGGAAGTCGATCTTCACCCGGGGCGCGTTCTTGGTCGAGGCACCCTTCAGCAGAGTGAACCGCCCGGCCATGCCTTGCTGCCACTCATACTCGCCTTGGTCCTCGGTAGGGAGGGGCTTGCCGTCTTCGCCCACGGGGTCTCCGTGCCGGAGCCAGCGAACGAAGTCATAGGCGTTCGCCGTGACGCCCTCTTTACCGCCGGAGTCGCAGACGGTGAAGCGAATCGCCATCCTGCGCCCCGAGCCGTCGCCCAGCTCGTAGCTCTTCTGGATCACCTGCTCGGCCACCAGCTTCCAGTCCTCGGGATACGCCCCGGGGTTCACCCAAAGCACCTGATCCTCGCGCTCCGGGTCCGGGCGCTTGGAGTGCCGAATCTCGAAGCGGTCGATCACGTAGATGTCGCCGTTGGCCGCGATCCCGTGGACCTGCACGACGAAGCGGTTCTTCTGCACGTCGATGGACGCGACCAAGAACCGGACGCCGACCGGAACAACCCGGTCGCCCAGATCGCGAGCCCGGGCCTTGATCGCTTCCGGCACCCGGTCGTTGGCGAGGCTCTTGGGGGTGTAGGCTTCCCCCTGATCCGTGTTGACCGTCGCCTTCAGGGCTTCCTCGGACCCGGTGCTCTCGTATTCCGCCTCGGCCGTCAGATGCCGATGCACGAGCGTCTTCCAGTCGGAGAACGCGGCCGCGACCCCCTTCAGCCAGAACGAGGCCGTGGACGAGCGCGAGGCCGTCCCGACGATCAGGCCCTCGGGCGTCCAGAGCTGGCCGTCCTTGATCCACTTTCCAGAGCGGTTCATCTCATGCTTGCCGGGGCCGTGGCCGGGGTCGTGGTGGTAGCGGTGGTTACAATGGGGGCAGACCAGCGTGACGCCCTCGGCCGCCTCCATGATGTCTTCGGAGTCGGGCCAGTCCAGCAGCTCGAAAGAAGGCTCGAAGGCATTGCGGCACTCGATGCAGCGCCAATACCAGCGCCGCCGGTCGCCACGATTATAGAGGGCGAGGATGCCGCGCGTCGGCGGGGCCTCATGCCGGGTCTTGCGCACCCACTTCGGGTTCTCCACCGCGTAGCCGGGCGAGGACTCGGCCGCGCACATGGCGTAGCGCCTGAAGGTCGTCGCGCGCTTCCGGGCAAGGTCGAAGGCGTTGCCCTCGCCGTCCACGTCTTCGGGCATCCGGTCATAGTCCGTCAGCCAGAGGCGCGGGATGGGCTTGCCCGAGAGTTCGTTGATCGTGGGCCACGAGAGCGTCAGGAGCATCCCGGAGCGGTAGTGCTTGTCGAAGGTGTTGTCGGCCGCCTTGCCGGGCACCAGCTTCTCCCCGATGGCGCGGCTATGGCGGTGCAGACGGTCGATCCGGCGCATCGAGAAGTCGCGGGCCGTCACGTTCGAGGTCTGGATCACCATCATGTCGGCCGGGTCGCTGACCGCGCTGTATCCGATCCAGTTGAGCGCCATGTCCGTCTTCCCGCACTGCGCGGGACCGGCGAATATCATGCTGTCATAGAGCAACGATTGCAGCTCGTTCATCGGCTCGACGAGGTAGGGCGTCGTGTCGTTTTCCCACGGGCCGACGTAGGCCCCGGGGTTGTTGATCTGGCGGTATTTCTCGGCCGCCTGCGAAACCGTCAGGCGTTCGGGTGGACGCGCGGCCGCAGCGGAATCCACGATCAGGGATTCCAGCGTATTCATCCCGACGGGTTTCCCCTTCAGCTCTCGGCGGCCAGCGATCTTCATATCAGTTGCTCGATCTCGTCATCTTCACTTTCAACCCGGGCGATGGTCTCCCCGACCGTCCCGCTCTCACCCACCAGCTCGTCCATCTCTTCGAGCTGCGGCCCGGTGGCGTTCTCGTTCATCTGCTGTATCAGGGCGTCATAGAGTTCCGCCTGAAGCCCGTCCACCAGACTGACGATGATCTCGCGCTGCTCGTCGGAGACCTCGACCTGCCTTTCGAGTGTGTCGATCCAGAGCTGCATGGTGAACTTGATCGTCTGGA